GAGCTCGCAATGACTCCCTCCGGAGAATAGCGTCGGCTCGTTCCTGTGCCCTGGTGGCTGATTGAAGGTTGGGGTCGTAGGACTGTTCTAAGTTATCAATGCCGAGTTCTAAGTTAGGCCAGTCGAAGGCGTCCCGGACAATTCGGGATTCGTCCTCTGCTCTCCCGATGGCACGGGCCCGTGACAGCGTAATGTGTGATGCGTAACTGCCCTGGAGGATGACGTGAGCTGTGCCGTAGGAATACGAGCTCTCTTCGTCGTCCTGGAGGTCTTTGACATAGGCCTCGTTGCCGTCGAATATGAGGGCGTCGGGGATGAACGAAAGGATCCGCCGAAGGGCGGCGTCTCCCCTGGTCCCTGGCTGCAGGGTGAAGTCGGGATACAGGTTATCAACCGCTGAGCTCTTGGAGACTCCCCCAGGGCTGGTGAGGTTGATGCCCCACCTGCAGATGATCTCCTGGATAATCTCCCACACCCGTTTATTCGCTGGCCACCGCATCTGAAAACGGGCGGACCACTTATCGGCTAATCCCTGGCCATCGAGGCAGACCAGGGTGAGGGTTGATGTGTTAGGAGAAGAGGAATACTCCCAGGAATCGATCCAGTACCTCCCCACCTCCACCGCTTCGCTTCCTTCAGAAGTCTTATAGCCTAACTTCAGGACCACTTCGCTTCGCTTTGCGGGCGGTGTGGAATACTGGGCGGAACTGTTGTTAAGTTCTATGTTCAACGTTCTACGTTCTACGTTCAAAGAAAGGATATCCTGGGTTAGATCAAGCGGGGTACCCGTTGGCCTGGGGGCTCTCCAAACTCCGTCGGGTCGTTCCAGCCACCAATAATCGGATGTTGAGGATGTTCTAAGTCCAAAGTTCGAGGTTATGTTCAGGAAGGGCTTGGGCTCGGTGAAGGCCATTGAGCTGAAGACGGAGCCTCTGACAGAATGACAGATTAACGGCATGGTATAGGCTGTCGTGCCGGTGAATTTCTCCACCGCGGTGAGCTGCGTATTCTCGTAGTCCTGGACTGATGCAGGGTTGTGACAATCGGGGTACTCATAGGTGACGTCCTCACCCTGGGGTGCGGTGATGAACGGTTCTACATCTGAGAATGTGTAGGTGTTGTCGAACTGCTGCCGATAGAGGCCATAGAGGTTATACGGGTCTCCCGCCTCCAGGGCGGCGATGACGATATCTACGTGGTTCGGGGTATAACTGGCTCCAATGCCCAGGGTAGTAGAGAAGGGATGATTGACGCTGCCCAACCAGGTATGCTCGGTAGTGGACTGGTCTGAGGAATCTAAAACGATGCCGTTTTGCTGTCCTGCCTTCAATGCGAAGCACACTACGATGTTTCCCGTTGACCACCAGGTGGCGGCCATAGACAGGACATCGGCGTAGCTTACGAGCTGAGCATTTGACCAATCCTGGCCGTAGTTATTCGAATAATACTTCCACAGGACATTTCCCGTGGTCCGGTAGAAGATATAGACCTTCGCACCATGGGCGGCGATGGCACATGGTCCGTAACAATTCGTGGCTATTTGGGTCCACTGGGAATAGTCGGACTGATCATCGGGGCTGGTGACCTTCTGGCGGTACAACTTGTTGCCGGAATCCGCGCGGATGCGGTGCATGCTGCCCTGGCCGTCGAAGGCGATGCCATGGTGATTGTCGGTTTCGCTGCCGGTGTAAAGTCTTGACCAGGATAGGCGTTTGATGCCCTGGTCAAAGTCGTAGACCTTCGCCTCGACGTAAGGAAGGCGGTCGGGTTTCTTCTGAGCTGCTAAGAGGGTTGCTGATAAATCCTTCATGCTATATATAGTGGTGCAGTTTTACAGATCATAAAATTTTCGTTCAATATGTAGTGTCACCAAAATACCCCCAGGATTAACCTGGCGATGGCGAGCCAGGCCATGACGGCTGCCGCTCTGCCGCCCAGGTAATAGTGATGCTCGTCCTCGATTTGGAAGAAGTAATCCTCTTTCATCGGGTGTCTTTCTTGCCAGGGACACAGGACTTCGAAGAAGCCGACAAGGAAGGCATGCCACTCCTCTGGTGTGCTGAGTAGCTCTTTAGGCACAATACCCTTGAAAAACGTGCGAGAGCGGGCTTTTGAGTTTTCTTCCGAGTTATTTATCATAACCCCCTTAATCCCCCTTTTCTAAAGGGGGAGTTAATTGGTTTATATCAATGCTCCCAGGGTATCGGGGACTGGTTTGTTGGCCTTCTCATAATGTCGGGCTAAGTGGCGGGCTGCCGAGATGATATCCTCCGGGTCGGCCTGGACTCTCTCTCCGCGGTAACCGGCTCTTGATAGAGCTGCCACCGCTGCCGGCATGCGGTCCCAGTTCACGGTCTTCTCGATGTTTAGCCTGCCCTTCAGGGCTCTGAAGATGGCCTTAGTATGATGGGGAAGCTTCCAGGTCTCCGGATCCTCCGGGTCACCGACGATGGCAAAGGCTTCTTTGGGAAGGCCTTCTTTGGTCTTCTCCTTTTCGACTGATTGTTTTACTTTAGATTTTGCCATGGTTTCCTCCTTTGTTCTACGTTCAATGTTCAATGTCACTTGATATAAGATATCGCGCTGATTTGGTGCTTTAGTGTGTTTGTTCCTGATGCTCTATCTCTCGCATTGATGTGGCGGTTTGTTTGTATGGGAATTGATGGATATGCACAGTTCAAAAGGTCAGTTACTTGTGCAAAGGTATTACACCATGTTCCTGCTCCGCCATCTTTGCTAACCTGTAATCCGATTGCGTAGGCCATTGTCCCATTATCGGCAACTTGTGTCTTGAGGAAAACCGCTGTTGCGTCCGCTGGAATGCAGGGACTAATGTCTAGCTCTACCGCTTGTGAGACTCCACAGGTGCTATAAGTCCTGATTGAGTTCCCATTTACCCAACTTGCAATGTCGGCAGCATTGGTAACCTGGAGTGTTTTGCCTGTCTTGCCATTCGGTGTAGCCTTCACCCAAGCATTTTCGCCCCTGGTAGTGTTTCGTATCAAAACGTAGACGCTGGAGGCATTCATATACTCTGGAGCGGCTCCCCACTCACCAAAGTAGTAGGCGACACCGGTAGTCATAGTTATCACATCGCCACTCACGCTGGCAACGGTGGCGATTCTTGGAGTAGAGGAAACAGCGTTTGCCCACGCCCTCCAGATGGTAGTAGGATTAGCCAGCATGTAGAACCGCTTGTCTACGCTTCCGCCGCTGGGCTGCTTACATTTCCACTTGGAGGCTGCGTTGTCCCAGTAGATAACGTCTTCGTCTGCAGGTGATGGAACGTTGACGTCGCCCAGGTTGTTCAGAGCTGACTCATGAGGGACCACGCTCCCCAGGGGATGCCGAGCTGTGATGTCATGCCTGGCAACGCTGAGATATTGTGAATGGTCATCGTCCCCCAAACCGGTGAGCTCGCCGTGGTCTGTGACGCCGCCCGAGCTGCCCTGTGGCCAGGAAGCGACGATGCAAGCGTCGCGGGGATTTCCCCCAGGGATGGCTACCAGGACATAGTTACCTACTACCAGAGCTGACGCTGCGATAGAGACGGAGACAGAGATATCGTCGAGGTAAGTGGTTAGCGAACCGACGAGCTGCACGCCCGCCTTGTGGGCTTCGCTGTCGAAGGTCTTGAGAATGCCGAGTTCTAACATGTTCAATGTTCAACGTTCAACGTTCAATGTTCATTCGGTATAGAGCTCCTTTGAGATGACTCGACTTTTGAGGGCTTTGAGCTTCTTGTCGTAGCGGTCAAGCCTTTGTTCTCCCCACTTCAAGAAGTTGATGGTAGCCCACTTGCCTGCGATGGTAGCTTTGTCAACGGTATAGACCGATGCTGATGTTGCAAGATATCCGGTGGCTCCCAGGACAATGATCTCCTCAAACTGGCTTGGGATGGTCGACGATGATCCGTTTAGGGTGTGCTCCTTATACCACTTTACCCGGGCATCGTCTCCGTTGCCTTCGTCGTCCATCTGAATGGTGTCCTGCCAGATTCGGAACTTCTGGTAGTAAGTGGGGTTCTGACCGATAGGGAACTCAACGGACTCCACCCTGA